TTTGGTTTACTTTTAAACTCACAATACCTACAATGTTTTTGTGAAGGCTCTTTTCTATAAATAGTATTCTGCCGATGTTCTCCCTTCTCATCAAAACATTCTTCTAAAAATTTATTTAAGTTTAATAATACCCTATTAATACTTGGTTTTCCAGACGCAGGTATTATTTTTTGAACTCTCTTTTGTGGAAAGTCTACGTTTTCCCATAACTTACGTTTTACAATAAAAAACTCTACTTCTATCTTATCAATAGGAACTTTCATTTGAAGTGAATAGAATTGTTTATAAAGTAATAGTTGGTCTGTCTTATTTTTATCTTTTTTCTGATACTTATTCCAACCTTTTGTTGAAGTCTTAATATCGTATACTATGTACTTGTCTCGTATTGTATCGTGGACTACAAGGTCAATATACCCCTTAAACACCACGTTGCCCTTCATTTTATAATTTAGTTCTGTTTCTATTCCAACAAGTTCATATCCCTTCTTACTAAAATATTGAGCTCTTCGCCTCTTAAACCAATCCAAAATATCACACCCATCTTGAAAAAATTCAACCATATCATTTTCAGTACAAAAAACTTCACCACCATTTTCTTTCATTATTCGTTCATAATGATGTTGCATTCTTTGTCTTAATAAATCTTCTACATCAATAGAATCAGCTTCTTTTATACTTTTAGTATACATAATGTGTAAATAAAATTGTAATACTTCATGCATGGATGTACCAAACATTGTATGAATACTATCTGTATATGTACCTAACTTATCAACATAATTTAATTTCCACATATACGGACATCTACCCCATTGTGAAAATTGACTATAACTTATTCGTTTCATTTTCCCCATTTATCTCGTTTAACAATTGTCGCCATAATACCATAATTAGATATATCTAAAAATGCATCGTCTATTGGTTCATCTTTTACAGCAGAGTCTCTGTTATTTAATAACAATGTTTTTATTCTCTGGATTTTATCATTTAATCTAAAAAAAAGTCCAATTAAAGATAACTTCACTTCTTCTTCTGTTATTAATTGAGTTCCCACTGCAATATTCCCTGGACCATAATCATGTTGTTTGTATAAGAACAATTCATATTGTTCTCGTTGAATCTTCTTGAACTCGTCGGTCATCTCTGGCCATTCAAGTTCCATTTGTTCTACTATTGACAGGTTAGGATTATCTTTAGTATACTTTCTAACTGTCTTAGAATCTGTTATAACTTTCATTCTACATTTCCGGCTGTATATCCACCGACAGTACCTAGAACGTTTAAACCAGCTTCTTCTATCTTTTTAGGTTCAATGCCCCATTTCTGAGCAAGTTGTCCTAATTCTAACATACCACCTTCTGTGAGCATGTACATACCAACCATTTCATATGCTTCTTCTTTACTAACTTGTTCTTCATTAGCTACTACATTGACTAACCAATTTGGATATTCCATTTGATTTCTCCTTTTAATATATTTTAACCATTGTTTACCTTTAGGTAATACGTTGGTATATAATTTGTATAAATCTTTGGGTTGCAAATTATATTTTTGTAATTCATTTACTAAATCAACCCATTCCATCTTCATAGACAAAAATCTATGAGTCATATAATTAGACCAAGTCTTCTTATCTTCGTCTGATATCTCTTCCCAATAATTAGGGCTTTGAACCGCTGTTATCTGTTTTATGTGATCGAACAGACTTTTTCTTTTTACCAAAGATTTTTTCCCACTTCTTTCCCCACTCATCTATACTGACACCTTTTCTCGGCGAATCTCCTTTTCCTGCAGAAGATTTACCTGAAAATATTGATTTTCTTTTTTCACTCATATGTCCAAACTTGGAAATTTATCTGACTTTATTTCTTCTTCTAAACCACTACCTTCTAAAAATCCTTCAGCAACTTGACCACAATTTCCACAACTATAAACTTGTACTGGAATAAGTGCTTCTTGTCCGTTTGGTGATACTATAGCTGATAATCTTTTTAGTATGAATGATGTTATAAATAAATAGTTATTACAACTACTACATTTAATTGTTTCTGCATCTCTTAAATCAACTTGAACTTGTGCTGATTGAGGTTTCTTTAGAGGTTTCATAGGTTTTGTACTCATTTACATCTCCTTATTACTTTGATTCAGCTACTGACGCTTTACGATATTCAGTAACGAGTTTTTTAATCTCACCGATAGCTTTTCTTGCTCTACCACCAGCTGCTTTGTTACCTTTTTCAGCATGTATTTCGTGATTATTATTAAATTCCTCAAAGTGTTCTTTGATTTTTGCGTGTAGTTCTTTAGCTGTTGCCATTTTACTTCTCCTGTTGTTTGTATTGTTTAAATAATTTCATCTATTAATCCGTATTCTAAACATTGTTTAGCATCCCATAATAAATCGTGTTTTAAAATTTCATCTATTTTATCCATAGGAACTCGTGTATATTCTCTATAAACATTTTTAATTGTTTCCATCATTAAATCTAAATTCTTTTTCTCATCTTCTATTTCAGAATATTTTCCCCACAATTGAGAAGATAATTGATGAATTAACATATAAGAGTTTCTACTCATAAATCTTTTCTCACCCACCACTGATAGAAAGGTAGCTGCACTTGCTGCAAATCCATCCACATAAGTATGCACTGGAACTTTTGTTCTCAGTATTGTATCCATTGATGAAATACCACTTACTACTGAACCACCGCCTGAATTGATAAATATTTTTAGATTTGGTGGTTGTTTTAAATCTAAGTTATGTGTTAACGTTAAACTTTTAGATTCTAATTCGCCTATCTTTTTATTGAGTTCGGATACACTATCTCTATTTACTCCAGAATAATAATAAATCTTATTTTCATGTACTGATATATGTTTTTCATCACCAGCTTTCTGTACGGCTTTCTTAGATGTCTTTGTAACTTCACCCCAATATTTTTCATTCATTATTTTATAACTCCTAATAGTTCTATTATCATAGCCATAGCATTGATTTCCTTATCAACTACTTGACTATCTGACAATTCATATCTCGCTACAATCAAAATACATTCTGCTACGTGACCTTTTCCATATCCATCTACTTCGTCATATAATAAGCGAAATAAGTCAGCAAAATCTGTAATTTTATTATCTGCTAATAACTGTCTTATATCTTTAAATGCAGTTTTCTTATCTTGTGTTTCTAAAATCTTTAATAATTTTAACTTATAATCATTCTGTATAATACTTGACGTATCTAATTTAAGTTGACCATTAACAACGTTTCTTTGAGCTGAATTAATAACTCTACGTATATCTGGATAACCACTATCTACTAATACTTTTATATCTTCCATAGAATCCATAACATTTTCTTGAACTAAAATATTATGTAAGTGTTTCGCAACTTCACTCTTAGATGGTGGAATAACTTGAAATGATTGACAGCGACTCTGTATTGGGTCTATTATTCTTTCAACATAATTACAGGTCAATATAAATCTACAATGTTTACTAAACGTTTCCATCAAATTACGAAGAGCGGCTTGAGCATTCGGTGTAATATAATCACACTCATCTAAGATAATTACTTTTAAATCTTTAAAACCAACGGTTGAAGCAAATTGTCTAACTTTATTACGAACAGTATCTACACTATTTTCATCAGAAGCGTTAATGTAAAGATAATCACATTCTATATTATTAACAAGTATCTTAGCTAGAGTAGTTTTACCTGTACCAGCTTTGCCATATAACAAAAGATGTGGTAAATCACCACTCTCTAAATAAATATCAACTTTACTTTTAAGATGTTCATTACCAATATAAGTATCAAGACTTGAAGGTCTATATTTTTCTACCCATATATAATTAGACATTAATCAACTTCACTTGTTGCGACTAACCAATATGTGGAAGTATAGTCATCTATTTTAAAATTAATTTTAGCTAATCCTTCACTACTAACTTGTAAGAAAGCACTTTCACATTCTTTATTAGCAACTAATATATTACTAAAATAGTCTGCATTAAAAGAAACATTATCAATTGAACTAAACTCTGAAGTAACTACTGGTATATTAACTCTATTTGTATTTACTGAAGAGTATCCTAT